ACGCCGTGCTTGGTCGTTCGGCAATCACCGCGATCACGAACAGTGGCGACAATGCCACCCTGACGCTCGGAACGGCGATTGCGGGTATGGCGGCGACGGACAAGATCGTAAAGGCGACCACGACCGATACCTCGTTCAACGTGGCAATGAACGGTCTGGTGAACATCACGAACCGTGGCGGCAGCTATGCCACCCTGCACAACATCTCGGCCTCGACTTACAGCATCTGGGACGCGACGCGGTTGGTGGCAGGAACCGATACGCCGGACGTGAATCAGCCGACCGAATCGGACATTTGGGACTTGATCCAGCGCGTCAATGGCCGCTCTGGCAAAGACGCGATGGCCCGTCCGCAGGACTTCTTCATGATGACCACGCCCGGCCTCGGCAAGAAGCTGATGGAGAGCATGGTCGCGCAGCGTCGGTTCACGGCTGGCGAGTTCAGCACCACGATCAAGGGTGGGTACAAGGCGGTCGAGATTTGCGGCGTGAAGTGTTACCTCGACTACTACGTCCCTGCTGGCACCATCTACCTTCTGCACCTCCCGTCGCTGGCATGGGTGGACGCGAAGGACTGGGGCTTCGTGGAGTTTGAGGGCGCTGGCCCGTGGCGCTGGATTCAGGGCCGTGACGCCTTTGAGACGACCTACGGCTGGTACGGCAATCTCGCCTGCTTGGCCCGTAACGCTCATGGGATGATTTCTGGGTATACCGACACAATTCGTTATTCCCACGTTTAATCGTGACCTTGGGGTGGCGGATACCCGTCACCCCAACACGCTTCACTTTGTCTGGAGATATACATGGGTGTAGCAAACCGTTTTTCCCCGTTGCCCGGTCGCTTCGGCGTAGCACCTGTGGTCTTGACCAGTGGCCGTTTGAACACGGGCACGCTGGCAGCGGGCACGCAGCAGCACAACATGGGCACGTTCCCCGGCAACACGACCATCTGCGCCAGTGCAGCGGTGTGTGCGGAAGTGTATCCGACCGCAGCGACTAGCTGCACGATCCAGTTGTTTAAGATGACTGGTGCGACGGCGCTGGCGTTGACCAACGCGGTCAGCATTAACGCAGGGACGGCTAACGTCCCGATTGCATTGCCGATCATCACCACGTTGACGGTGCCGCAGTGTACGGTTCGTCCAACGGATAGCATCCGTGTGGAGATCGTGACGGTGGGTGCCGTGTCGGTCCAGCCTGACGACATTGTGGCTACGATCCAGTTGTTGGTGCAGGAATAATGACGGGTCCGGTGGTGTTGAATCACCGGGGCACGCCAGAGCCGTCGTCTGACATTCAGCGGCGGCTTACGGCGGTGCATCCTCGCCTCTTCCTCAAGCACGTTGATAGCGTCAACGAGCATTGGGCGATCTGTATGCGGTGGGACGAACAGGACGAGCGGTGGCAGCACGTCCAGTCTCAGGAGATTGATCCGAACCGCAGCCTCGACATTATCGGCTTCCTGCCACGGGCGTGTAGCCTCGACGAAGCCCCTGCCTACGTTGCCAAAGCCTTGCGGCAGCATCCGAAAGCTGACGTGCAGAAGCTGACGGACCAGATGGTTAACTTCAACGCGACGGCCCCGTTGGCGGCAGCGATTGAGGAAGCGTTGACGGAAGTGCTGGACAGTCCTGACCCGTCACATACGCCAAAGCGGCGTGGGCGTCCCCCGAAGCAGCGGTAAGGAGGTCGTATGCCGAACGTGACGGTCACCAACTTGATTGACCAAACCCGCGAACTGATGGACGCGGTTGGCTCGACACGCTGGTCTGACGACACGATTAAGACGGCGCTGGCATCGGTGTACGACGAAGAGTGGTCGAACATCCTGAACGCCGCCCCATACTACACGTTCCAGCAGTTGACGCTGACCACGGACGTGAACGGGCAGTTGCCGTTTAGCAGCCTGAACACGGGGAGTGGGGATAGCCAGCAGAACTTCTATCGCCTCCTGTCCGTCTCGGACGGCAACACGCTCTACCAAGAAACGCAGTTCCAGTATGTGCCGCTGGCGACCACGACCAACTATCTGCCCACCTACCCTCGCCTGTATTACTTGGCTGGAGAGTATGTGCAGATTTTACCAGTGGGATCGGGGACGCTGGTGTATGTCGCGATGAACTATAAGCCGACCGCGCTGAACGATTTGTCTGCCAATACGGTGTCAATTACGTTCCCGTCCAACAGCCAAGGGATTTTGACGGCCAGTGCAGCAGCCAAACTCTTGCTCAAGGGTGGGGCTGAAGTCGGTGCCGCCAACAACTTCCGTGCGTTGGCCAACGAGGAGCGGACTAGTTTGCTCGACGACCTCCGCCGCCGCACGATCAACCCGACGCGGATGGCGTACTCGGATCAGAAGTATGATTGGGGTGGCGGCTGATGGCTGGTGAGCGACTGGCGGACCAGCAGCCCAAGATGGACGGGGGACTCAACGAAGTCTCTGACGACTTGAGCCTGCTCCCGAACCAGCTTCGTCGAGCGGTAAACGGGCGGCTGACCGACTACGGCGCCATCACGAAGCGGGGTGGGACGCAACAGACCGCTGCTGCCTTAGCGGCCTTCGCCGTCCTGAACGGGTTTACATGGGTCAAGGATAGCGGCACCCCAGACGTGTTAGCGGTCTGTAATGGGCTGTTGCACAAGGCCACCTATGGCACGTTCCCGTGGACGTGGGCTTCTCCTACGGGTTCCCTATCGACCACGATAGTCCCAGGCTTCGCGCAGTTCCGTGATGCTGGTGGGGCTGATGTGGTTTACATCGCAGACGGTGGGCTGCTGAACAAGTGGAACGGGACCACGCTGACGGTGGACATTGCGGGGACCGTGGCCGTGTCAGAGATCGCGGTCCATAACCAGCGATTGTGGGGGAGTGGGAATACGTCCTTCCCCGACAGCGTGTTCTACTCGGACCTGAACGACGGGGACAGCCTTGGCAACGGTTCGGCTGGTGGTGGGCAGATCATCGTCCGCACCTTTGGCGACGAGCCGATTGCCGGGTTGGCGTCGATCAATACGTCCTTGCTGGTGTTCCACCGTCGCGGTATCTCGCGGATTACGGGCTTTGGGCAGGACGACATCACGGTTGCGCCTCAAGCGGTGACGGCAGACGTGGGCACCATCGCCCCGCACAGTATTACCGCGTCTGGGAACGTGGCGTACTTCGTGAGTGAGCGGGGGCTGTATATGTGCAACGAGGCGGAAGTCTCGCCTGTGGGCACAGTGGAAACGCCTGACCCGCTCTTGCCGCTGATCCGTCAGTTGAGTGCGACCCAGTTAGCCAACGTCCGTGCGCTGATTAACCGCGCCACGAAAGAGTTGTGGATCACGATCCCCAACTTTGGCTGCTACCAATACCATACGGTGCTGAAGGCATGGTCTGGCCCGTGGGATGGCGCATACACCGATCCTGACACCACCTGCCTGTTTGAGGCGCTGGACACGGCTGGATTGCCTGTCGTCCTCAAGGGTGGCAATACGGGCATCGTCATGCTCTGTGACGCACCAAACGTGTTCCGTGACAACGTGCTGTCTGACGGGACGGGTGGTGACCGCTACGCGCTGACGGCACAGATGCACCGCTTCTACTTTGGCGACGATGCGCTGGCGAAGGGATTTCGGTGGGGCTACCTGACGGCCCAGTTGCGGGGGTCTGACCAGTGCCGTGTCGAGTGGAACAGTAGCGACACGTGGGGATCGTTCACGCTCCCCCCGTCTACGGACGAAACGTGGGGTGGGTTTGGGACGACATGGGGAACAGGCACATGGGGTGGAACGGGGAGCCAGAGTTACCGTATCCCTCTCGGCGGGACAGGGTATTACATAGATTTCAGTATCATCGACTCTGGTGAAGCGTTGCCAGTCTTTAGCCGCTTCCAAGCCGAAGCGTTTTCGTTAAGTCGGAGATAAGGGTATGCCAAATACTGTTGCACAACACGCGGTTGCGACCTTCACGTCGCCAGTCAACGGCACCACTCCGATTGACGCCAACTCCGTGCGAGGGAACGACAACACGTTGCGTTCCTCGTACAACAACCACGATGCCGACCCCGGCGTGCATGTCCAGTCGTCCACCCTTGCCTCCCGCCCTGCCGCTGGTACGGCTGGACGAAAGTGGATTACAGCGGATGCGGGGTCGTACAAGCTCTGGTACGACGACGGCTCTTCATGGAATGAAATCGCCAACGCTAGCCTAAATGTTTTTGTTGTCGCTGGGGAGAACTTAGTAAAGGGGGACATCATCAAGGTGACGGGCTACAACACCGTCATTGGTGCGCCAACCGTTGCCAAGATTACTGCCGCCAGCGATGTCGCGTTCGGCCTTGTGACAGGTACCATCACCAGCGGCTCGACGGGCTATGTGGCAAACATGGGCCTCGTCACTGATGTCGCCACCAACGCCTTTTCTATCGGCAACACCCTCTACCCCAACACGTCTGGTGGGTTGACCAGCACAAAGCCAACGTCTGGCACCTACCAGCCTGTGGCGTATGTGCTGCGGTCAGACCTGACCAATGGCGTGCTGTACGTTGAGTTCTCTTCGCCCCGTATCGTGGAACGGTCAGACAACACCGTGTCTACGTTGGTGCTTAGGGATGCCAGCGGGAACTTTGCGGCGGGCACGGTGACGGCGGCACTCACCGGCAACGCCAGCACTGCCACGACGTTGCAGACGGCACGGAACATCAACGGCGTCAGCTTCAACGGTTCCGCTGACATCACCGTCACCGCAGCCGCTGGCACGCTGACCGGCAGCACGCTGGCAAGCGGCGTGACGGCCAGCAGCCTGACGAGCGTGGGCACGTTGACGAGCTTGGCGGTGAGTGGGAACCTGACGGTAGACACGAACACGTTGTTCGTGGACGCAACAAATGATCGTGTCGGCATCGGGACGGCGAGTCCGACAAGGTTGCTGACGGTTGCAACAAGCGCGATGGTAAACAGCAACGGCACGATCACGTCTGGCTTTTACGATGGCCTTGGCATTTCTGGCTACGACGCTATCGGATGGTATGGTTCGAGTGTTCTCGCCATTGGTGGCTATCGCAGTGCTCAATGGGGAATCGTTGAGCTGTACACAGCAGGGGCAAAGCGCGTAACGCTTAATGGCAACGGCAATCTCGGCATCGGGGTGACGCCGAGTGCGTGGAGTACCTATAAAGCCGTGCAGCTTCCGGGCGGATCGCTGATTGGCGCAAACGAAGCCGTCGAATTGTGGTCAAATGCGTTTTTCGATGGCGCGGTGAAGTATGTCGCCACGGCGGCGGCAACGCGGTACAACATGGCAAATGGCGCTCACGCATGGTACACCGCCCCATCCGGCACCGCTGGCAACGCGATCTCGTTTACCGAACGCTTGCGCGTAGACGCCACCACAACCGCAGGGCAGACAGCGCTCCTGTTGTGGGACGTGGACAACGGCACGCTTGAGCGTGTGACGGTTGGCGCAGCGGACTCCGCTGGAGTGGGCTTCAAAGTTCTTCGTATCCCTAACTAAGGCACACTATGAGCACCCTCATCACGATCTCGCAAGCCAGCAT